GTCCATGATTTGCGCCGCGTTCATAGGGCGGGAAAGGTTCATCGATTCCATAGCAAGGGTGATCCCGGCCGTCACCATCATACTTGTTTGGCGGATGTCATGTGCCGCCATTGCGGGCAATCTTTCGCCCGTGGGGATCTTGAAAAGGGCGGGGTAATTGGCCCGGCCGTCGGGAAGTTTATATTCCCGGATCGCCAAACTGATTTCACGGCGATCACCGGCTTGCAAAGCGGCGATCAAATTCCGCTTGAACATCGGCGCGAAGGTTTGAACCTGGTTGTTGTTTTCCATTGCTTAAATTTTTAAGGGGGAACAATCCTTGCCATTGGTTGGCGATGGATTGGGAAATGATTTTCGAAGCCGTTTCAAGGTTACCGCCGGCCATTTCGTAAAGGCTTTGGATTGCTTGTTGTTCCGTCTTTTCGCTTTTGTAGGTCTTGCGGTGTTCGTCCCGCTTGTAAGTCTTCCAGGCTTGCCACATGTGCCGGCCGGCTTCGCCAAACGGGTTGACAATTTCAATTTTTGCGCGTGGCTTTTCCTTATCCGTTTCCGTATCCATTTCCATATCCTTATCCATAACCATATCCATATCCTTATCCTTGGCCCCTTGCAAGGGGCATTCAAGGGGCTTGGAAGGGGCTTCATCCAATTTGTATTTTTTCAAAATTTGGATGACGCCGGCATGTGCCTTGTTGGCCGGGTTCAACCCGGTCGGGTACTGAAAATCGATGAATGAAGGAATAAACCATTTCGACCCGGCTTCAAAAACGCGGATCTTGTCGCCAAAAACCCGGATCGCGTCCGCTTCGTTAATCTTTTCGCCAATGCGTAATTGGGCAACTTCAAGATCAACTTGCCACACGCCGGCATGGTCGCAATCATCGCAGATGTAAAGCCAAAGGAGTTTGTAAGGGGCTTTCAAGCCCCTTATGAAGGGCTTTTTCCATTTTTCCGTGTCGGTGAATCGCTTCGGCATAAAAATGAAATGGGGGCAACTGCGTGGCACAACAGAAGCCCCCGGGGGTTGGTGGTAAACCCGTGCAATGGTGCCACCGCATTGCACAAGTTGTTTGCGAAAGTAAACAATGTTTGTATTTAACAAACAAAGTTTGTGGGAAGTTTTGGGAATTTTTAGAAAAGGGGAATTTGCGTCCATTGCTTGCATTCCATCCACCAATTGACGGTCCGCTTGGTCGCGGGGTCAAGGTCGCGTTTGACGCGGATGATCAATCCGGCTTCCACCAATTCGCCGCGCCGGGGGGTAATCCGGTTAATTGGCCAACCAAGGTGTTCCGATATTTGGCGGTCATTGCACACGCCCAATTTTCGGATCGTAAGAAGAACAACTTGCCGGCAATAATCTTTTCCGTCGGGGTTTTCTTTGTACGCGGGAAGGCTTGTTTGGTGATCGTATGCCATAGGATGGGGCTTGAAGTGGTTTGATCAATGCCGGATGACCAACTTGATCCGGATTTCGAAATCGTGGTTTTTGTTCAATTTTTGCAACCCTTTAATTTCCGTATTCCATTGCGCCATGATTTCACGCCGCATTGATCGGTTTGTAAAATACCGGCTTCGCATTTCCTTTCCATTCATGTAAAGGGAAACATGGCCTTCCGTAGAAAGCCCCGGAAGGCCGTGTCCATGTGTGTCGCGTGTCATTGCACCAAGGATAATGGGATCCGCGAATTTTCAAATTCGTTCAACCAATTCCGGCATTCTTCAACGCGTGCGTGCATCTTCATTATGTCGGCGTCGTTGCGTTCAATGTGAAATTCAATCAATCGTTCATGCAAGGGGATGTCATCGTAAGTCATGGCCTTGTCAAGGACTTCACATGCTTCGATGAAAAGCGGGCTTTCTTCCGTGGCAACGCCCATTTTCCACATCATCCGGCGTTTTTCGTCCGCGATAAGTTGGGCCGGGGTATTGACAAGGCAATAAGCAAGTGTCGCGCTTTTCGCCCCGGAAAGGTCCATGTACCCTTGAAGTTGCCAATAATACATTTTGTTCACGTCCTTCGTCAACGTCCGCATGAAGGTGTAAATGTCCCAAGACGATTTGATGTCGGTAATCGTTTCGGCGGTGAAGATGTTTGGGCCGGTGTAAAGGTCCGGCGTGCCTTTGATCCACTTGTTGGAAAGGTGTTCTTCGTTCTTGAAGAAGATGTCCCGCTTGATCCGGGAATAAAGGGTGATCGAATCTTCTTCAACGGCAAGTCCCTTTTCGATGTACTTGTTTTGGATGTCTTCTTGCCGGCCGTACCGGTTGGCAACGTACACGTCGATCAAGTGCGTTTTGGTCGTTTCGGAAAGGGTTTCGCTTTTGCTTCGGGGGTCCGTCATAATGTAACCCAACGATGAACAACGGAAAAGGGTTTGTGAAAAGTCCATGTGCTTTAGATTTTGGAGGTGATGTAAACGATAATTTTTGCGATCAATTCATTAACGCTAAAGTACAAAGTTTTATACTTTTTAGAACGAAATTCATACTTTATTTGAAGGGTTCGAAGATCGGCAATCAGTTGTATTGCTTTGGCCTTATCGCCCTTGGAAAGTTCGGCTTCGATGGCCGCTTGACGTTCGGCTTCGGCGCGGGCTTCGGCTTCTTGCTTGGCCTTCAATTCGGCTTCCACGCGTTCCCGTTCAATCCTTTCGGCTTCCGCCCGGGCTTCTGCTTCCAATCGTTCCTTGGCGGCCTTGATGTTTGCGGCCCGCAATTCCGATTCAATCCGGTCCAATTCCGCCCGTCGTTCTTGTTCCTTGGCTTCCGCTTCGGCTTTCATTCGCTCAATTTCAACGCGGCGGGCCTTTTCCCGGGCTTCGGCTTCGGCCTTCAACCTTTCGTTTTCAACGCGCAAACGTTCGCGTTCTTCGGCCGCCGCTTTTTCCCGGGCGATCCGGTCTTCTTCCGCTTTGCGGGCTTGTTCTTCGGCCGCTTGCTTTTGTAGCCGGGCACCGTTCCACAAGCGTTGGAAATCGTCTTCGGTGATTTCACCCAAGTTGATATTGGCGAACATGTAGTCACGGACGTCCCGGGTCAATTCTTCACGTTCCACCCGTAGGGCTTCGCGTTGCTTCAATTCAAAGATTTCCTTGAACTTTTCTTGTTGTTCAAGATGCTTTTCAATTGGCGTGATGGCCGCTTCGATAACATTGTAAACGCCTTGAACGGCCCGGCCGTACCGAAGGGAATCTTCTTTCAATTCTTTGCGGAGTTTGTCGGCATTGATCCGGATTTCACGAAGGGCAAGGCGGGCTTCGCGGGCCATCTTCATTTCCCGGGTTTGGGAAATGTCGGTGACGACCAAATTTTCAGCCCGTTCGCGCCATTCTTTGGCTTGATCAAGGAACGGCGTAAACCGTTCCACAAGCATTGTTTGAATTTCGGCATCGACGGCCGTTTCACTTGCCACGATGGCCAATTCATTGTCAATAGTGATGTTCATTGTGCGGGGGTTTATTGTTTAGGGATTAAAAGTGCCCATGATTCAATGCCGTCGATGATTTCCGGCTTGCCGGCGACGATGAACGTTGCGCCGATCTTGGTTGCGTAATGGTAATCTTTGGGAACGTCTTCTTTGAACAACCGGTAAAGGCCCCGGTGTTGGTAAACAAATCCCATTTGAAACCGGCATTCACGGACCCGGAAGCCAACCCCTTTGACGGATTTTTGGATGTACCAATTGGCGTCTTCGTCGCGGACCATCACGACATAATCGTGATGTTTTAAGCCAATCTTATTGGCAAGAAGGTAATTCATCCGCCACACGCCACGTTGATCAACGTGTAGCCGGCTTATGTCGGAATATTGGTTCGCCTTGTGCGAAAATGTTTGCATGTTGAATACTTGCAATGTCATTTCATTTCGTTTTCGGAAAGGGTGGCAAATCGGGTTTCGTAAAGTTCAACTTGTGACGGCTTGATGTGGGGTTGCAACTTCATCAATTGTTCAACCGTGGTCGCGTCCTGGATCATCAATGCCACGCGTTCGGCTTCTTTGTCGATTTCCGGTTCTTCGTTGTCGATGTACGTCACGTCGGTTGTTTCGGCGTCATTGATCACGGCTTGGTCGGTGATCACGGCACGTTGCATGTCGATTGATAACGGGGCGAACTTGGACAAAAGCAACTTTAAGACGGTCTTGATGGCCATACTATCGAAGTCCGTATTCCAAAGCCCGTTTTTGTTGCCAAACGTCTTGGAAAACTTCTCGCCGTGCTTCTTCAATTGATCGATGGACATGTAAAACGTCGCTTCATATCCGTTGATCAACTTGAACTTTGCGGCGTATCCAATCACCTTGTCGGACTTGATGCGGAAATCAAATTCGTAACCTTCAAGCGGGTTTTCCGAAACAATTTGACCGTCGAAAATGGGGGCCGCGTATATGCTTTTGAATTGACCGGAACGTTGGGCAAGTTGAATGAATCCCTTGTATCCCATTTGGAATTGCGCCACGACGCGGAAAGTCCCGTCGGGTTGCTTGGTGTTATACGGCACGATATACGCGAAGCCAAGGTTGTTGTTCAAGGGCAAGTCCAAAGTTGCCGCAACCGCCGCCGCCTGGTAAATCGAAGCCGGATCCGCTTTTGTCAAAAGGCCGTTACTTGCCACAATTTGCAACACGCTTGTCACAAACGAACTTGCCCGTTTGCCCAATAGTTCCTTGAACTTGGCTTGAACTTCCGGACGTTCGAAGAAATGCTTCACCGGGTGTTTGGGTGCCGGTTGCACCGCTTGGGATTGATCCATTATTGAGGGTTTTAATGATGACGGGTTCAATGATTTGCGACATCGTGTCGGCATAGTACCGGACAAGGCGTTCCCTTACTTGGGTGTGACGGGTCACTTCGTGGACCAATTCTTCGCGGTCCGTAAATAGCCGAAGAAAGTTCATCGGGTCGCCGTTGTCGTACACATGGATGTCGCTTTTCGCACGGGCGATCCGGTTGTTGACTTCTTGAATCATCGTCAAGATGTCAAGGCACTTTGCGTGAAGTTTTATGTGTTTGTTCGTGATCATGGGTGCAAATTAGGCAAACAAATTATACTAAACAAATAAAGTTTGAAAGTTTTTGCGACTTTTTGACAAAATAAAAACCCCGACGTAGAAACGCCGGGGATGTTTACCAAAACCTATGTCCATGCAAAACGGTTCCCGCACTTACGCGGTGGCCAATACGCTTCGGCGTTGGTACTTGTCGCCCATATCACGAAGGATTTGTTTTAAGCGGATCACGCTTGACCGGTGGAATCTTATTTGGCTACCTTCCCGGAACCAATCCAACCCGTACACAAGGAATTGCGTTGAATCTATGCCCGGGTCGATGCTTTCGGCCGTGACCATTCGCCGGGAAATCCATGTCCGGCCGCGTTTAAGGATTTGCCGGGCTTCGTCCATGCCCATTGTTTCGGTCAAACTTTCGACGGGAATGGAAGGGTACGGAAGTTTCCCGTGGTTTTTCCGAAGCCAATCAATGTTTTCGTTGAAGCGTTCGATCAAGGTTTTCATTTCGGGGTCCATGTGACAATTGTTTGTAAAACAAGATTTGTTTATTTATATTTGTTTTTGATAGCCGGTG